TCACTTTGTATTTGTTTAACCATTTTATTTACACATTCAGTATTAAAAAATATCATATCTTCATCCATTTGAATGGCATATTTTGTAGAACATCGATTTATCATTGCATTTAGTGCGTCGTGCGGTAATTCATTTTTAATAATATTAATTACGCAATCATTATATTGACTTAATGCACTTTCCAATGCATATTTAAATTGTACATTATCTACTGAAAAAATATTTATAGTTGCTATCGGGTTGTTTCCCTTTTTAATGGTATAATTATTATCATATTTACTTGAACAAAACAAGTTTGTTCTTATATTATCTATAGTTGTATTCAGGTTATCTATGGTTACTCTACTATCATATAAATTTTTCTCTGAGAATTTACAAAATTTAATGTTAGGTAAATCCATAAAAATTTCATAATTATCACATACTAACACATTTGGTACAAAATTATAATGTGTAAATATATCTCTTATTTTGAAATAATCATCGGAATTAATTGTACATTCTTTAATGCATATAGTAATATAATATTCTTTACCGTTCGTATCATTAAAGTTTTCATATTTCATTTTTCTTAAATTATCATTTAGTTTGATAATAGCATATTCGTTATCGTTTGTTATTGGATCGGAATTGTCCATCGTTGAAAAATATAATACATCTGAAGTCCAAAAACAATACATACCATTACCTTTCTCTCTTATTAAACTATGATTAGTAACAGGATATGGTAATGGAATATTATTTTCTAACAATGTAAATCTGGATTTATTCGAATATTTGAATCCTGGATGATTTATTCCTATTTTAACTCTATAACAATTACCAGATTCATGTATAATGTCTTGTTTATTGATATTATAAAAATTTTCAAAGGAATTTGTAGGTTTTAATAATATTTGATCAAAATTTACTATTCTAGTATTCACTACGTCAGTTACCTTTCTAGTTTTCATAGCATTACATTGTGTTTCACTTAACGTTTCAAAATTAATTCCGTTTGAACTTGGTCCTGCAAATCCGCATCCGAACCCTGTTTTTTGATCTTTTTCATATGGAAATTTATTCATTGTTAAATAATTATCCAATGGTGACTTATATTCACGATTTTTTAATTCAGCAGTCAACCATAAAAATTCCTGAACAACATATTTGTCTAAAAATGGATATCTACCTTCAATACCATATGACCCTGCTACGTGTTCTTCTTTCATTAAATATGCTCTTTGAGCATTTCCGAAAAAATTTTTCCAAGGAAAAACACTTTCTAAATCATCCGGAAAATGCCCGCCAATTGTACTGTGATCAAAATATTTTACTCCGTTAAATCCATAGTCACTAAAAATTTCATCAGCACCACTACCTGATAAATAAATTTTTTCCCCGTGTTGTTTAGCAAGTGAACAAATATGCGAGCAACCAATACCGCCATTATCATCTGTTACAGTTTGACCCGTTTTTCTGAATTCAATTGTTTTTAATAATGTTTCTGCTGTGTTTTTGTTATAATTATCTTGTTTGATAAGTTCATTATATTTATCTTTCTCTCCATTATCAAAATTTAAATAATATTCTTCTGCGTTTTGTTTTAAAAAATCACGGGCTTTTAAAAAATCATCTCTTTCCAATTCTATTAAATTCGCATTATTTACAAGTTCTTTACGTTGAGCCATAACCGTTTTATCTTCCACATTAGATATACTGTATGCTGCGAACTCTATATTTTGCTTTGTTAATTCACATGCAATTGCACCACTATCATATCCTCCGCTCATTCCAATAAATACACCACATTTTGCATATTTTGTTCTTTTGTAGATTGATTGAGCGAACGCTTTATTCCAATCATCAAACGATGTTTTATGTTGGTTTAAGTCGAACGTATGTACTCTCATTTCGTTAATAATTTTGTTTGTACTTAAGTCTAATGTATATGTTTTGTTCGATAAAACCTGGTAGTTGTTTGTGAGCCCAATTCGGTCTAAACAAGATTTGTATGTAGATAATCCAAACTCGTCGCCATCAAAACCCATCCATAAAGGTCTTACACCAAATATATCAGTTGAAAATATCAAAATATTTTTAGTAAAATCAACTAATATAATTGCGAATTCTCCGTCTAATTTATTTATAAAATCCACGCCATATTTTTCATATAAAGGAACTAAACATTCTCCGTCGGATTTATAATCTCCAAATTCTTCAAAATTGTATATTTCGCCATTAAAAATACAAAAATTATATTCATCTTTGCTATAAAAGGGTTGGTCGGTAGGTGGCCCTGTCATACTTAATAATGTATGAACAAATGAGTAATTTTGTATACATTTTATGGAAGTTGAATCAGGTCCTCTTTTTTTTAAAAACTGCAAAACGAGTTCCATATCAAAGTCACCTAAATTTTTTGTAGTAAATAAAATTCCACACATATATATATTATACAAATTAATTTATATAATAATGGTTATGAATTTTTATATAATAATGGTTATGAATTTTTATATATTTTATATATTTTATATATAAAATATATAAAATATATATATGGATATTCAAGACTTTCAAGGAAAATCACCTTTGTTAACTAATTTTTACATCAAATTTCCTCATTTTAATTATCAACAATTTATTGATGATAATGAATTGCCTTTTAAAAATGAAGAAGAATGTATTCAATATATTTTAGACAATGAGGATGATTATAAATTGCAAGAAAAGGTGTTTCTACAAAAGCATAAGTTAATTAATTATTTTAATATTTTTGTAGGAATTTGTATCAATTATGGATATAGCGAGTTAATTAATTTTGATAAATATCATGTTCATAATCTGAAAAACGAAGATCTGCAAAATTATGATGATAAATTTACCTATGTATTAGTTGACGTGAACAATTTAAATGACGGCATTAACAATGAATATAAAAATAAAATCATTTTATATGTGAATAGTGATATAGATGATAAGTGTAAGTGTTTAATTGAAAAATATAATATTAAAAACTTTATTGTTAAAAATGCAGTATTAAAACATAGTTTATTAACTATGATTACAGATTATAAGGTAATTATGGAAGATAATGATTTTGATAAATGTTTTTATGAAATTTATAATTATAAAAAAAAATATGTATTAATTCCTGAAAAGGAATTTGAAGATATTTGCGAGGTTGATATTGAAATTTCAGTAAAAAGTGATGAAAGTACATTGAAACTAATGATTAATGGTTCGGAGTATGTCGAGAACATTGTTCCAAATGAATTAAATAAAATTCACATTCATTTACAAAACATTAATAAAATAGATGTAAAATATTTGTCTCAAGTGTCTTTTATATCATTTAAATATCGCAAAGAAAATGAGAAAATAGAACAATTATATCTTTCTGTAAATTTATACAAATACAAAGATGATAAACGAATTCACTCATGTCATAAATTAAATGATTATAAAGATATTTACAAACCTTGTTTTTTTTATGGAATAGCAAAAGAACAGGATATAGATGCTATTTTAAACCATAAAGGAAAAAAATATGTAATATTTAGTGGAGGTGATATTGATTTATTATACCATATCAATAAAAATACAGCATACACAAATACAAGATGGAATTTTTTAAAAAAACTACATAATTTGGATGAAATATATTATATACCTCGTTCTGAATTTATGATTAATGATATGAAATTATTAAATTATAAATATACATATTATCCCTTTTATGGAGATGCTTACTCTACATATGATATAAAACCTAAAGGTAATAAAATATACTTTTATACATATCCTGATTATCAGAAATATTTATATGGACATTCAGTTGTACAAGAAATAAAGAAACGAAAACCTGAATATGAATTTATACAATTAACACACAATAACGCTTATTTACAAAACAAGGAATTTTGTGATGCAAATAATATATCTACTTGTGAAAGTAATGATGAATTGATAAAGAAGTATCAACAATGTTTTATAGCAATACGCTTGACTAATCATGATGGAATAGCCAATTCCGTATTAGAGTTAGGTTCATTAGGTATTAAAACTATTTATAATGATAGTAATTGTCCTGCAGCATTAACGTATAATTCAATTGATGACGTAATTAATCATATTGAAAATGAGAAGAAAACTATAGGAACTATAGATGATAAATTCGTTGAAAATGTGAAAAAATTTATCACACCTGATGAAAATATATATTATACTAGTTTTTATGAGTAAACTATAATATATTGGAACAAATGATTTAATATATTATAATATATAGATCATACTTTTCTGAGTAAATTATTAAATACTTTATTCGATTAAATTTCTTCTTTTGAGTATTTCGCAATATCTTTCTGCTACCTTTTCATCTGTAAAATTATCTCGTATATATGCAAAACCTTGTTTTGCAATTTTAAAGCCCTCATCGGTTCCTAAATATTTATTGTAATGGTCTATATTTATTATTAATTTATTGTTTTCATCGATTAACATCGGCACATAATGAACATAAGGTATCAAATCTAGATCTGTTTGCAATATATCATTTGGTTCTATAAACGCCAGACATCCTGAAAGCATGATTTCCCATAATTTACATAAATGGAAGTCTAATGGAAAGTCACCAAAGCACATAAATGCTCCCATATATTTACTAAGAGTTCTTAAATAACGAATGCCTCTCTCTTCATCATATTTTGTATTTGTTCTATTATATATTTCATAAGGCATGATTTCAACAATATTTGAAAAATCTTCTCTTTGATCTAAATTAATTACTCTTTCTTGTAAATATGATTGTTCAATATTTTTTTTTAGAAAAGTAATAATCTTTCTATGTGAATATACCGAAGTTGAACCAGACATAAGTATTTTTCGTTCTCTATTAAAATAATTATCAAAATCTTGCAATTCAAATATTTTTTTGTTATTCGGATTATAAGAAAATGGTATAAATTCAGTTTTTTCCGCATATTTACTTTTAATGTTATTGAAATATTTTTGTGAAGATGTAATAATTAAATCTATATTTTCTATTATATTGCTATTATTCAATTTATGATGTTCTATATTTAACACATTATAATTATCAATATTTTTCAATGTATTCAACGCATGTGGGTCATATATTGAAAAAAATTGATATTTTGACTTGAAATTTTTCGCTTCTCCTCCCTCAAAACAATGAACAATAGAATTTTTATATTCTTTTTCAATTATTTTTAATAAACATGGTAAATCTTTTTTATGATATTCTTCTACAAATAATTCATTAAAATTATACTTAAAATTTTCTTCAAGATCATAATATTTTTTTGCTTGTTCGGGTGGTAATAATTCATAAAAATAAAGTAAATTGATATTATTTTTTTCTAAAATATGTTTCGCATTTTTTAGAAAATCATATTGACTTAACACTTCTTTTGAAACATTGTAATCAATGCAAGGTGGATGAAATATAATCAAATTCATATAATATAATATACTATATTATATTTTTCATAATATATTATATTATATTATATTCATATAATATATTATGAAAAAAATAATTTTTGCTTCCGGCGATTTTCCCCTATTTGGAGGAGCAGCTACAAATGTATATGCATTAACAAAATGGTTAAATAGCAAAGAAGATTTTAAAGCAATTACCGTTGTAAATTATAGTTTAGAATTATCCATAGATAAATTAGATCCTCATGGTACAGGATATGTGTATCATATTCAAGATTGGAAACAAGAAAACATTAAAAATGATATAATCAAATATTTGGATGGTGAACCTGACGCAATTTATATCAAAAAATGGATCGTTGGACATTATTTAAAACTACTTTTTCCTAATAGTAAATTTTTCTATATCTTATCAAGTGTAATTTCATCTGAATATGATTGGAAAAATAAAGATAAAACATCATTGTATACAGAAGAAATAATACCCAAATGTATAAGAGACTTAACGTTTACTGATAAAATTATTGCTAATAGTAAAATATCCCAGTCCATTTTATTGACTTTTAATAAAGATACAGATGTAAATATAGCATACACATCATTTATTATTAATAATGGAAAAAAACATTCATTTTTAGAATTAAACAATAATATTGATGAAAATTGGAAGAATAGAAAATATGATATAGGTTTTGCTTCGTCTTGTTGTAATCGTGATATAAAAAACATAAAACTATTTATTGATACTATTACAAACCAACGGTTTAATGATAAACAAAAATTAATAGTTGGTAAAAATTCGGAACAGTATAATAGTATTGAAAATTGTACTTGTTTTGATATTTTACATCATGATGATTTGATGGAACAAATTAAAAATACAAAATTAATAATAATTTCGTCACATTATGAATCATTATCAAATTTTATGATAGAAGCTATAAATAGTGGGTGTAATATATTAATTAGCAATACAATTGGTGGAAATGAATTTATAGTAGATGAATGTATTGCAAATACAGACTCTGATTTTTTAGAAAAAACAAGTATTTTATTAGAAAAACAAGTAAAATGTTTAAAAAATGATTTCACTTATAGTGAAGATAAATTAATGAATGATTTATTTTTGAAATAATAAAATATTGTTATATTATATAAATGTGTTTTAAAATAGTTTTATACATGAATTGTCACGCAAATGAAATTTTACATTATATGCGTCTACATGATAAATTTAAAGATTCAAAATTTATTATAATGAGTAGTTATGGTAGCATAAATCGTGCGAAAGAAATAGGTGATGATGGAGATTTAATTGTATTTAATGAATATAAGTCTGATATTGAAGAATGTGATATTTTTATCTATAATCCGATCAGTGAATTACAAGGGTTTTGGTATTATAAAAACATATTAAAATACTTAAAAAATGATGTTATTACAATTAAAATACCATATTATAGATCGGGAATTTATTTATATGGTTCACAAGATGGAAAAACACACGGTGGAGTACAAATATATAATAATTCCTTTGCGATTGGGTTATCAGGAATATTAATAGGAAATTTTTTCGCGAACAATGAACATAATATGGAAATGTTTGTCCAATTAATGAATAATATAACTGAAGAAAGAAAAGAATATATTAAGAAAAAAGTTGATGGAGATTTACAATTATTCAAAGAATTAAATGAACAAAAAAGTGATATAAACATGTTCGATTTTTTTCAAAATAATTATACAAAGTATCAACTTTTTCTAAATTATGATCATCCATCTAGTTTTTTTTTTAAAAATTTAGTAGAGCGTATGTTAGATATTTTTTTCAATATAAAAGTAGATTTTCCAATAAATAATGTTGATCTTCTTGCAACATATAGCCAACCTATCGTTGACGTCATTAAAACGGAACTAAATTTAACATTTAATACTGATAATGTAGTATTTCAGGATATAATTTTAAAACGCGATGATTATATTAGATTGTATTATTTAATGAATTATAACGATAAATATATTTATAGTAAAGACTACAAGAGTATATTAGACGAAAATAATATAGTTTACACATTATTATAAACAAAAATATAATTACTAATATAATTATATTTTTTTTAATTTTTCTCTAAGAAATCTATGATATTTTTACCTGTATTAAAATTAAATTGTGTATCTTTTATATTTGAATAGTTCTCTAATATATATAATAATTTAGAACTCCATTCTTTATTTGTATAAGATTTGCAAATTAAAAAGTCAGGAAAAACTTCATAAAACCCTATATTTTTAGTAATTAATGGTAAACATTTATAATAAATTGCTTCTCTAATTGTATTAGAATTCGCATCAAATAAAGAAGGGAATAATAATACTTTCGATTTACTCATATATTCTATACATTTAGTTTGTTCGCATAAACCAACACATTGTGTATTAGGTATATCTATAAACTTATCAAAATTACTACCAATTATCATTTTTGTATATTTATCAAATTTGGGATTTCTTAAAAAAATATCAATCAAAAATAAGTTATTTTTATCAACCCTGTCTAAACGACTGCATGCAATTACAATATCAAATTCTTTAGAATTATTAATAAAATTAGATTGTATATTGATACAACTTGTTGTATCCACTATTGAAGGATATATCTTATTTTGAAATGTAGGATAAATTTTATTAAAGATATCATACGATAATTTACTATTTATAACAATCTTATCACATAATGTATTACATTTTATTTCCTCTGGTATTTTAAAATCTATACTAAAATCCTTATTCAAAATATCCTCTGATGATTTACCAACATAATGACTAAAATGGTTTATACCTGAAACCAGATAAACTGTATAGCATTTGAATATTTCTTTACAAATATAAGGAGCTCTATAATTTTTCGCCAAACAATAGTTAGGTTCTACTTTCAAATACGATTTCACATCATTTCTAATTTTATTTTCGTCATATTTTTTGAAATTGTATAAAAAGACGCCTCCGATATTTTCTGGATCGTAATCTATATCTAATGTAGTATCAAAAAATACTCCGGTTGTATTATAACCATTTTGTCTTAAAAATTTTATTATTTGATAAGCATTTGTAGCAGCACCTCCATATCCTGGATATTGTGTACTACTAACAACAATATTTAATTTTGTTTTACATCCATTAAATGTACTCTCTATCTTACTATTACTATATGATTCAAAGAAGCTATTTTGTTGTATATATTTTATTTGTTTATAATAATTTGATATTTCGGTATGATTAACATTTTCTATACATTCAAAACCATTTTTTTTATATTTAGAACAATTTTCTCCAATTAAAAGTACATTTTGTTTATCTTTTAAAAAATTAATAGACATATCAACATTTTTTATTTTTCTTTCAAAATTAGAAACTATTAATCCATATTCATATTTTCTATTTTCGAAATCAGGATCATCTTCTATTTTTTTATTATAATATGGTACAAAACCAGAATAAAAAACATAAGTATCTAAATTATAAATATCTTTTAATATTTTTTGAGTTAATTTACTATTACAAAATACTTTATCTGATATTTTTATTTGGTCAAGAACAGCTACATTAATATATTTATTATGATCTTCTAAAGTTTTTAATTCATGATAATACTTATCTAAATTATTAGGATAAATTCCCCCAACACAATAATAAACAGGACAATTACAAATTTGTTTTAGGTCAATCTTTACAAAACTTTTTAATATAATTAAATCAGGATTAAAATCGACTATTTTATTTTCTAAATCTGATAAATCAATTATACAATAATTTTCATTTGATTCATATTTTTTGTTAGTTGAAGAATTAAAATTATAATAAACTGCAAAAGTATTATGTGTATCAGAATAAAAATTTTGTAATTCATTACAATTAGTAGCAGCTCCTCCATAACCTGGATAATCACCACAAATAAAAAGTATATTATTAAATTCAGAAATTAAATTAGTAAAATAGTCAATATTTTTATAAATAATATTTAAATTATTATTTGTTATTTTATCATCATCAAAAGAAGAAGTTAATATAATATTAATTATATCATCTACACAATCCCATTTTAAACCATAATCACTTAAATTATGTACTACTGGAATATTCATTGCTTCCATTTCTTGTACCATATTTGCATTTCCGTCATTTTTTGTTAATCTTAAACCTATAAAACATTGAGCATATATTTCTGGCATTTTTTCATTTGGTACATTCAATTCATTACTGTATATATATTCATATTCTGGTAATCTTTTTATTACTTCTTCATATATTTCTTTACCATATGATTCTTCACGATCTTTTCCAAATCCATTATAAATTAAAATTTTATTACCTAATTCAGGTACTGGTTTAAATATGTCGGTATTAACCAAAGTAAAATCAAATTTAATCGGATTTAATTTTTTATCGTTTAATCTTTTATATATATCGTCTGATATTGCAATATGATATACATTAATATCATTAATTTCAGATAAATGAATAATTCTTTCTACTTTATCAAATAATGCATCATTGCCCCCCCACATCAAATATTTATTACCTTTATGATTATTTATTTTATTAATATCATCCATATTATAAATACCAAAAAATAATGCATCATCAGTATCATTATTATATGTAACTAAATCATATTTTTTAAGAATTCTATCTTCAAAATGTTTTAAAGTATTTGAAATATATAATTGTTTAATACTTTTAATATCAAATATATTTTTTGTATTATTATTCATATTGTTAGTATCAATTATATTATCATCTACATTTGATATATTCTTAGATATTATATCAACATATGATAAATTTTTCTGAACCAATTTACTCAATACAATATGTTCTTTAATATTGAATTTTTTTATCAATTGAATTATTCGTAATCTTTGATATATTTTAATATTTGCATCATTGCCTCCCCATAAAATCCATTTTTTACCTTTATGATTTTGTAGTCTAGTAATATCACTTTTTTGATACATACCCCAAAATAATGTATTTTTTCTGTTATCAGAATATTCATTAAAAATTATATTTTTTAAAAATGTATTTCTGTTATCATTGAGTGCTTTAGATATATGTATTTGTTCTATTTTATTATCATCTAAATATTTTTTAATATTCATTATATAAATAATTTATATATTAATTATATAATGGTTTAATACATTTTTTTAATTAAAAAAATCTTTTAGTAAATTAATAATATAATCTTGTTCCTCTTGGGTAATTTCACCATAGCATGGTAAATTAAATATTGTGTTACAAACTCTTTCAGTAACTGGAAGAGATCCTAATGTACAATTTAAATATTGAAAACATTCTTGAGTATGTAATGGTGCTGGATAAAATATTGCTGCATTAACTTTATTATCTTGTAAATGTTGAACAATTGCATCTCTGATTTCTTTAGAGTTAACTAATAATGAGTATTGTGCCCAAGCACTCATTCTTTCTGCTTTTACAATTGGTAATCTTAAGCCTTTGGCTTCTAATTCTTTTAAATTTTCAGAATAATAATTTGCACAATTATTTCTTGCTTGAAGTGTATTATCAAAATATTGTAATTTTACATTTAAAATTGCTGCTTGAATAGTATCTAATCTACCATTCATTCCTATATATTTATGTTCAAATCTTTTAACACCTCCATGACTTTTTATAGCTTTCATTTTTATAGCTAAATCTTTATCATCAGTAAAACAAGCACCACCGTCTCCATAACATCCCAATGGTTTCGATGGGAAAAAACTAGTAGTCCCAATAGTCGTCATAGAACAACTTCTTCTTCCATTTAATGTTGCACCAAAACTTTGAGCACCATCTTCAATAACTGGTATATTATGTTTATTAGCAATTTCATTTATTCTATCTAGATCAGGTATTTGACCATATAAACTAACTACAATTATTGCTTTAGTTTTTGAAGTTATTTTTTCTTCGATTTTATTTATATCCATATTAAAAGTTTCATCTTCGATATCAACAAATACTGGTTTAGCATTAATTAAAGAAATTACTTCTGCGGTACTAATCCATGTATGTGCAACTGTAATAACTTCATCATCAACACCTACATCCAGTGCTAATAAAGCAATTTTTAATGCATCAGTTCCATTTGATACAGAAACGCAATATTTTGACCCGGCAAATTCTTCTAAAGCTGGTTCTAATGCTTTAATTTCAGGTCCATTTATGAAAATACCATGTTCTAATACTGTAGATATTGCAGTATCTATATCTTTTTTATGAGTTTTATATTCTCTTTTTGGATCAAACATTTGAATTGGATAAATCATTTATATATAATTTTATATAAAAAAAATTATTTATATAAACCAAATTATATAATTTTATATCTAGTTTTATATTTATATAATTTATATAAATATAAAATGACAAAACTAGGTTTAATAGGAGGCGGATATTGGGGTAAAAATTTAATTAGAGAGTTTAATAATATGGGTGCATTACATACTATATGTGATATTAACGAGGATGCTCTTAAAAATTATAATAATGTATATCCTAATATTAAAACAACAAACGACTGGAATTCAGTCTTAGAAAATCAAGAAATTGATAGCGTATGTATTGCTTTACCTGCAGAAATGCATTATTCATTTTCTAAAAAGTCATTACTAGCAGGTAAAGATGTTTATGTAGAAAAACCAATTACCTTAGATATTAAGGAGGCATCCGAATTAGTAGAAATTGCAAAAAAAAATAATAAAATTCTAATGGTTGGTCATTTATTACATTATCATCCATGTATTCAAAAAATTAAAGAAATGATAGCAGAAGGTAAAATTGGAAATGTAAAAAATATTGTAGCAAATAGACTTAGTTTAGGTATATTTAGAGTACAAGAAAATGTTTTGTGGTCTTTTGCTCCACATGATATTTCAGTAGTATTAAATTTATGTGGTGATAAATTACCCGTAAGTGTAAATTGTCAGGGATATGATCATATTACTAAAAATATACATGATATTACAAATTCTATATTAAAATATGACGATAAATATGTGAATATTAATGTAAATTGGTTAAATCCATATAAAGAACAAAAAATGTCTATAATTGGTGATAAAGGTATGTTATTATTTGATGATACGGTAAAAGAAGATAAACTAGTATATTTTCCTAAATATTTAGAATTTACATCAGATTTAAATAAATTACCATTGCCAATAAAAAATAATCAAGAAATTATAAAAGTCGATTTAAGTATATCGCCTTTATTAAAAGAATGTCAACATTTTATTGATTGTTGTCAAACTAGAAATAAACCAATTACAGATGGTGAAGAAGGATTAAGGGTATTAAAAGTATTAAATTATCTACAAAAAAGTTTAGAAATTAAAAAAGAAATAAATATAAATGAAGAAGAAATTGTTGAAAATAAAAAAAATTTTGTACATCCATCCGCTGTAGTAGATGATGGAGCTGATATAGGCGAAGGAACAAAAATATGGCATTATAGTCATATTTGTAAAGGAGCTAAAATTGGAAAAAATTGTAATATTGGACAAAATGTATTTATAGCAGGTGGAGCAGTAATTGGAAATAATTGTAAAATACAAAATAATGTAAGTATATATGCTGGTGTACAAGCTGAAGATTATGTATTTTTTGGTCCATCATGTGTTTTAACAAATGATATAAATCCAAGAGGAATGCATAGTAAAGGAGGAGAATATATTTGTACTAAATTAGAAACTGGTGTAACATTAGGTGCAAACTGTACAATAGTTTGTGGCAATACTTTAGGAAAACATAGTTTAATTGGTTCTGGTGCAGTAATTTGTAAGAATGTAGAACCATATAGTATTATGGTTGGTAATCCGGGTAACAAAATCGGCGAAATAGATGAAAAAGGTAATAGAACAATTTATGGTAATAAATAAATATATACCATATAATATTTTATCATTATAATGTAATATAACTATTATATGGTATATATTATAATTATAATGTAATATAACTATTATCTAAATTTTATTATTTTGAGGATTTTAGATAATAACTTAATTTATTATTCGAATGATTCGTATTTGAAACTCTTATACTACTAGTATTATTTTGTACATTAGATTCAATATAATAATCCAAAACATTTTTTGTTATTTGAGAAATATTATTATCAACTAATAATGAACCAGTATAGGTTAAGGAACCAACAGAAAACATTTTTCCATTTTTTTCAGTCTCATAATAAATCATATCGTTATTATGAGTAATATCATCAGATGGTGGTTTTCCTTTAGCAATTGTATACTGTTTGTCAATATACGACATATCAACTTCCCATCCAGATGCACCTTTATGGGTATATCCGAATTTAGAATTAAGGGTATCGGTACCAATTAAATTATTTTCAGTATTTACATCTGTAAATATCCAATGATTTAGATCAGATATTTCATAAGGATATGAATTTTGAATATCATAAGAACTAGAATCATACCATTGACCAATTATTTTTTCTGATGAGGGTAATGGATATATTTCATCTTGTAAATTTATCCATTTCCCTCCTAATTCATTGTTTAACTCGTGTCTATTTGCATTTTTTTGAACTTCTATTTGATTTTCATTTACAACTGTCTTCCAATATAATCCATTACCAGCCAAGTACATTACTTGTCCACTATTATCTATATAATTGTATAATCCTTTTATCATATCAAAAGTCCAATATTCCGGATGACAATTTAATATAAAAATTTTATATTGATTTAATATTAAAGGATTATTATGTAAATCAGTATCAGTAATAATATTATATGTATAATTATTATCTGTTAACCATTTTAATAAAAATAATTCTCCAACTAGTTTATGACTTTGATAATTACTATATAAAAAATTAAATGTTTTTATTTCAAAACTATTAATTGGATTTGGTCTATTATAACTAACAAAATTACTATAATGATCACCTTTATATTTATATGCAGTTTTATTATATTCTTCATATATTTCCCACTTATATAAACTTGCTTTCCCATCTAGTCCTGCCCAATCATTATATGCTTCCCAAGTATTTGTATTTACTAAAACTAATATATCTGATTGTAAATTATTTTTAATAATTAATGGTATATAATATTCATCTGTATCATCATATAAACGTATAAAATAAATATCCGAACTATAATTATTTGGTATTTCAAAATTAAAACATTCTTCCCAATCACATCCTTCAGCAAAGGCATTTGCTTTATATATTTGTTGTTTTCCTTCGATATTTTGAAAATTTAATAAAGAATTTTTCATTTTATCTAATATTTCTAAATTAAATAATCTATTATTATATAAATCAGAATAATAAGCATCTACGTTTTCAGTTCTAGGTTGATTAACCATAACACTTACATTATCTCCTGGATAATAACTTCTTTTATCCAAATATCCTTCTAATGGTAAAGTATGCATTAAGTAAGACGGATACTTTTCTTTTTTTATGTTTAATATTATTGGTAGTAAATTCATATTATTATAATTTAGATCATCACTTGATAAATTAAATATTATGTTTTTTGTTATATCAAAATCAATATTTAATTTTGTTACAATGTATATTATAATAGGAATATTCCAAGTACCAACATCAAAATTAATTATTAATTTTTGGGGATTTGTACTCCATGTATTATATAAAGAAGTATCTTTAATATTAGTTGTAATATATATATCAGAAAGTGATGACATTTCTAATTTTACATTATAATAGGGTTCATGAGTTAAACTAATATTAAATTTTCTAACTTGTAATTTATTAATAATATCTATATTTACAGGATTATTTACAGGATTTAAATTATAATCAGAAACCATAACACTTTTATTATCTTCAACATCATTATCTTCTATAGTAATATTTATATCAGATATTTCAATATTATTATAATTAAGATCATTACTTGATGCTATATGAGAAATTATATAATTATCTGAATTACCAGAATGTGACACAATTATTTTTTTCATTTCATCCCAATTATTTTCATTAAATACAACCTGATTTATATTTAAATTTATATCATCAGAAGTATTTAAATTAATATTAACATCATATAATGGTATTGAATTTAATTTAATATAATATACTTTATCTACACCAGATAATAATTTAAGCGAATTGGTTGATAATACAACACTAGTAATATTTGTATCAATAATATTTAAGTTTATATCATTAACTATTTCTAGATCATAATTTGTATTATCACTGGTAATTAAATGACTAATTGTAATTAAATGATCTCCATTTTTTATATTATCATTTATTGATTTTATTATAATAGTTTGTGGTATATCCCAAGTATTGGAATTAAATGCTAAAACTGGAGCATCGCCTTTATTATTCAAAGGATATAATTCTAAATTATCATTATTATATTCAGCTGAAATTAAAACAATAGTTTGTGGATCAGCATTTAATACAATACTATAACCTGCAGTTTCTCCTTTGTTTATATTTAAATTATTAGTTGATAAATTAACTTTATATGAATCATTTATATCTACAGATATTCTATTAATATCAATATATTCATATTCAAAATCAGAAGAAGACATTCTATGTATAATACTTGTATTATAATCATCTTCATTAGAATTAATACTAACTGATACTTGAATGTTAACGTCCTGATCCCAGTTCTCTGAACTGAATTGTATTTGTGAAGGAATTATATTTATATAATCGTCTGTATTAATCATATTTATTATTATATCATTAATCGGTTTGTCTGATAAATGAATTGAATATGTTTGATTATTTCCCTCAATAATATTCAGAGTTGATTTAGATATAATTATATCTATTTTTGTTACATATAACTTTTGAGAAAAATTATTAAAATCTTCATCATCACTTGATGATATATGATTTATTATAGCATAACTATCAGAATTAACATTAATATTTTGTATTTCATTCCAATTGGATGGTGTAAAAACAACTGTATTCTGATTAATTGTTATATCATTATTTGATGTTATAGATATAGTTACTTCGCTTGAAGGTTGATTATCCAATGATATTGAATATGTATCATTTAATAAAATATAATTTTTAGATATATTTATATTTTCATTTAAAACATCTTTATAAAATGTAATATCATTAATAAAAAATTTATCATTTATTTGTGGGTCTGAAAATAATAAATAAAGTTTAAGGGACGAAGTATTTTCTGGTATATTAATAATAAATATAGATTTATTATCTATTTCCCTTGTCAATCCATTATTAGAATTTGTATAAATTAAATTATTATTATACCCTATCCAAATAATTTTGTTATTATTGTTATCTTTAATGTAAGGATAAACTTGACAATCGCAATCTTTATATCCATCTATTACTAAAGTATAATAACTATTAGATTCTACATCTATTGTTTCAATATATTTGATACCAGGTGTACTCCCATCTTGATTACTTGTTACTTTTAATAAATTATTATTTATTTCTAAAGATACATTTTGATTAATAGTCCAATTATCAAATATTATAATACGATTTTGTAATGCTGGATTCAGGTCTTTAGTTAATAAATCCATTTGTAAAGACATATTTTGATTAATAGTCCAATTATCAATTAAACTAATATTAAAACGATTTTTGAATTGTATAAGATTTTGATTTTTTAATAAATCCATAATATATATATATATAATATATATATATTATGGATTTATTAGAAGGATATACAAATAAAAAAAGTTATTATCAAAACGAAATAGTAAATGTTATGATAAATCAGCCTATGAGCAATTATGTTGTACTAAAAAATATATTAGATTATAATATTATTATTAATAATAATTTAATTAATAATTGGAGTACTAATCAAAATATATCTTTAGAAATAAATAGTAATTTAATAGAAGTAACAAGTAATCAAGATGGGAGTACACCTGGTATCAAATATATTGAAACAATAGATGTAGAATCTAATAGTTATTATACTTTAGTAATAGATGGATATAAAGATTGCGATTGTCAAGTTTATCCTTACATTAAAGATAACAATAATAACAAAATTCTTTGGAGAGGGTATAATAATAATTTAATTTATACAAATTCTAATAATGGATTAACAAGGGAAATAGATAATAAATCTATATTTATTATTAATATACCAGAAAATACGTCGTCCCTTGTACTTTTGTTATTATTTTCAGGACCACAAATAAATGATAAATTTTTTATTAGTAATATTACATTTTATAAAAATATAAACAATATTTTAGATGACAATATAGATATTATATTGGAAAAAAATTATTTTGATTTAGATATATTAAATAGAAAGAATGAAAAATTATTGGAATATAAAAATATTCTAGGTACAACTCAAAAGCATAAAGTAGGAACATTTGCGGAGGGATGTGATTGGGATATTACATATTCATTTACTATACCAGAGTATTTTAAATCAGATATGTATATTATAAAATTATATGATATTAAAAGTAATGAATTTTATATTCCTTTTACTGTTAAAAATAATAATAATAGAAATGATATTTTAGTACTATCAAATATAAATACATGGGAGGCATATAATGATTGGGCTGGAAAAGATGGAGAAGCTAGTTTATATAAATGGAATATAAATGATGATGTTAATAATTTAATTAACAAAAAATACCGAAATACAAAAAATGAAAGTATTTTTGTTAATTACAATCGTCCAAATATCTACAACAGTAATAGAATTAGAAAAAGATTAAATACATCTTATAATGAATATCATTGGGATCCAAGAGTCACAGGGGAATATTACTTATTAGAATGGTTAGATATTAATAATTATAATTATGATATTATTACTGATCAAGATTTACATAATTATCCTGATATTTTAAATAATTATAAAACATTTATAATTCATAACCATTGTGAATATTGGTCAGAAGAAATGTTACAAGGTCTTTATAAATATATTAAAAATTACGGTAATCTTATGTATTTAGGTGGTAATGGATTATATTGGAAAACAACTATTAAAAATAATCAATTAGAAGTACGTAAATCAGGAGATTATCATATTCATACAGATGAAAAAGGAGGTTTATGGTCCGAGTTGCAAAATGAAATATTTCCATTACCAATTCCAGAAAAGATAACTGGATTAAAATTTTATGGAAAAGCATGGCCGGTATTAGGTAATACATTATATGGTGGATATAGAATTACTAATTCTAATCATTGGATATTTGATGGAGTAAATCAAGATTTTATTGGTAATGATGGATTAAATGGTACTATTATTAAACATGGTGCATCTGGATGGGAATATGATGGAGTAGTAGATCCTAATTTAGAAGATAACATTATTGGTAAAGGATATATCAATAATAAAATATATAATGGAAATGATATGATATATTTTGAGAATGGTGGAAAAATTTTTTCATCTGGTTCAGTTACATATACTGGGAGTTTATTAATAGATGAAAATATATCTAAAATAACAATGAATGTTTTGAATAATTTTTTAGAATAAATTTATCTATTTATATATATGATAATATTTGTAATAATCAAGAGTATAAAAAAATATATTAGTTAAAACATTTGCATTTAACTAATGAATGTTTTGAATAATTTTTTAGAATAAATTTATCTATTTATATATATGATAATATTTCTAATAATCAAGAGTATAAAAAAATATATTAGTTAAAACATTTGCATTTAAGTATATATTTATAGTATCTCCATGTATTATCATTATATATATACTTATATTTTTATAATTAGGTGAAAAATTCTCATCCAATTATATTTTTTTCTTTTGGTGTTATCATATCAAAAGATGAATCTTTTAATGAAGAGTTAGAATAGATTTGCACTATCGTCTTCTACCAAGGTAGTTGTTTTACTACATAAACTATAACCTCAACATATAACCATTATATTATATTATATAATATAATGGTTAATATAGACATAGTAGATGGTTATGTTAATAGAACTTCTTTTGAAAATGGAGAAACAATTGAAATGTTTTTAAATTATTTAGAAGAAGGAAAAACAACTATTAAAATTTCAGACCTTAATGGTAAAGAAATTGATACAATATCTTGTGATGTTTTTCCTAATAATATCTCAAATGAGAATCCGTGCGAAAATGGAGCAGGTTATAAATTAACCTGTACATATACATTAGAAAATTATAAAAGTGGTATTTATTTGATAGATGATAAAGTGTCTTTTTTAGTAAAGGAAAAGATAAGAAAAACTGATTTTGTTGTAGTATACGAAACAAATACAGTAGAAGTGTATAATTATTTTGGTGGTAAAAATGGATATTCATCTGCACCATATCAAAATGATTATTGGGATATTACATTGAAAAATTATGAAAATAGAGCAAAAATATTAAATTTTCATAGACCTAAAACATCATCAAGAAATGGGGATGACGTTTCCTGTTATTGTAAACCATTCTTAAAATGGTGTTTAAATAGCGAATTTGATATTAAATATATATCAGATATAGATTTAGAAAATTTTGAAAATATCAAAAATACAAAAAATGTTGTTATTTGTGGTCATAGCGAATATTGGTCTATGAAAATGAAAAATAATATAGATAAATTTACTGATTTTGGAAACAATTTAATAATTCTTTCCGGCAATTCATTATGGTGGCAAATACGATATGATTATGATAAAAATCAAATTTTTATTTACAAAAAAAAACAAACTGATCCAATTATTGAAACATATCCTGAAATGGATACAACACAATTAGATTTTGCTCCAATGAAATATAGTTGCATAGAATCTATAGGATTATCATTTAGAAAAGGAGGAATTCAGAATTCCACGTTTGAAACAAATCGTGGAGGATACACAATTGTTAACAATAAATCAATATTATTGAAAGATGTAAATTTAGAATCAAATTTGTTAATTGCGCCTTTTAACGAAGCTGACGGAAGCGATTTAATTGAAATAAATAATACTATTTATTTATTGAATAAATTTAATTTATATAAATATGAATTAATTGGTTATGATGCGAATGATGATAATTTAAACAGGAATATGTCTTTTGTTATCATGAAAAGAACAAAAAAATCAGGTACCATTATAAATACTGGAAATATGAATTGGTGTTCACAAAATGTGTTTGAAGGTGTAGATTCAGATAATATAAAAAAAATAACTTCAAATATTTTTGAAATGTTAAGAAATAATTATAATGTATTTTCAGTAAATAATGTTAATTCAATTAATATTTGGAGAAATATTAAAGACATGTATATTAAATCTACCAAAATACAAAATTTTAATATAAATGATATTCCAATTAGAGGAAAACAATATATGGAAATATTGGAACATAATGATAATAAAACTAAATTAAAAGTTAATAAGAATTGTTCATCGCCAGGATTATTTACAAGAATTATTAATGTAAACAAAAATAGTTCTTATTGCATGAGTGTTACAATTGAAACTACACCTAAGTATTTACCTATAGCAATTTATATGTATGACGAAAATAAAAAAATAATAAACGACATTCAAAATCAATATGTTATAAATGATGATAACATATATTATTATTATTTTGATACGTGCAATTATGATAAAATTTTTATATCAGTTGGTTTAAAAAATCCGTATAAAAATAATGTAATATCATTCTCTGATTTTTTGATAAAAAAAGTAGAGAATTCAATTTTGTTTAATATCTACTAATAAATTTTTAGAATTCATATATTTTTCTTTTGGTGTTATCATATCTAAAGATGAATCTTTTAATGATATTATATTAAATGAGTTCGATTCTAATGTTATATATGTAGCATTTTTTATCATTAATAATTTAAATAAACTTACTGTATCTAAACAAGATTCTAAATCTTGATAAATTTGCCAATTAACTTTATTTAAAATATCATATCCAATTGATCTTCCAGCTCCTATTGTAAAAGGAAAAAATTTTAATTTATTTGTTTCAAATCCATAACATTTAATATCAAACAATTTAAAAAATTTGGATGAAACACCTCCCCAGTATTTAATATTATTTATTAATGTTATAGGATGATTATATTTTATATTATATAAATCATTATTTGGTATTTCTTTAATTTGCCAATTTCTTAATCCTATAACATCATATTTATTAATATATTTATTTATATTCTCAATATAATTAGATGTCATTATGTCATCTGATCCCATAATAATAACATTTTTTGGATAAAAAAATTTACAAAATTCTATACCAAATTGAAATTTTATTCCTAAAGGTTTATTTAATGTAATAATATTAGTTATGTTCAATGAATTCAAATATTCTGAATCTTCTGTATTACTACAAATTCCTAAAATTATACATTTTTCTGTTTGATTTTTTATTGAATCTATACATTCTTTAAGTAAATTATGTCTACCCCATACTGGAATATAAACGATTGTATTCAGTCTATATTCGTTATTAATGTATTTTCTTACAGATTCTTTAATATCATTTTTTAGATATAGACTTGTATTATAATAAAAATAACCTATTTTATATGACAATAATTTTATATCATCAAAAAAAATGCAATTAGGATAATCACATTTTACTTTAGTAAATACAACTTTACCCTGTAATCCAAAATATTTTATTAGATTATGATCATATTTTTCAATGAATGCAATATCTGCATTTTGTTTATCAGTATATAAGATATTAGAAACATTTTTGAAAATAGTATTATCAAAATTACATTGCAAATAAGCTTTAATTTTATTATTTTTAAAATTTTTCATTAAAGAATTATTCATTAATGAATCATTTAAATCAGTTTTATTATTATTCATTAAAGAATCATTCATTAATGAATGATTTAAATCAGTTTTATTATTATTCATTAAAGAATCATTCATTAATTTTGTTGGTTTGATATTCATTAAATTTAAATTATTTTCAATATAATCATTATTATTTAATATAATATGATTTTCAATATCTAATTTTTTCATTAATTTCACTATTTGTAATCTTCGAGGTATTTTAATATTTGCATCATTGCCTCCCCAAAAAATCCATTTTTTACCTTTATGACATATTATTTTAATAATATCACTTCTTTCATACATACCCCAAAATAATGTATTTTTAGTGGTATCAGAATATTCATTAATAATTATATTTTTTAAAAATGTATTTCTGTTATCATTGAGTGCTTCAGATACATATATTTGTTCTATTTTATTATCATCTAAATAATTTTTAATATTCATTATATAAATAATATACATATTAATTATATAATGGTTTTATTTTTCAGAAAATCATATGTAAAAAATGTTATTCCATGTAATGGTGCTACTCTACAGATTCTTAATAATACACCATTATAAAATCCGCCAAAACCACGTGTATGTATAATTTCTTTACCTATTGAAATTATACTACCCTTATCTCTATCACTTTGTTTATATGTTTTTATAACATCTATAGGATTATTAACTAATACGGCTACTGTACCACCTGTCATACCTGCTAACATACCACTATATGAATTCAAATATTTTATATTTTCATAAAATGATTTACTTTTTTCATATATCATAAATGATGTAGCCTGTGTCGTAGCTTGGCGTAATATAGTAGTTAATCCTCCTTTATAAAATCCTGTGATTCCATTATTTTGATATATATTTCGGAATGTTTGAGATACACTTAATTTTTTATTAATTGTTTGTATTTTTATTACCTCTGCCGGAGTCATTACTGTTGCTGCTTCTATACCACCTGATATTAGCCCACATGTAAATTTTGTACCACTAGATAAATTTCCATTTTTATCTTTTAATTTATTTTTTAAATTTTCATAAACTGAAAATCTGACAGCAGATCTTGGAAATGCTGCTATTAATTGAGGACCAATACCTCTATATACAACAAATTTCCCATTTGTTTTAATATCAGTAACTAAAGTTTTCATTATAGATGAATTTTTATATCTTGGCAATTGTTTAGTAGTTTTTAAGTATTCCATGGGCCAAGTTAAACCTTGAGATATAACACCGGCAATACCTCCAATAATATAACTGTCCATTAATATTTAACATCATATTTTTTATCAACTAGGTTAAAAATAAAAATGAATTATGACCAATATAATAATGGATAGTTCTATTATTATTATTAAACCTTTACTGATTTAATATTAATTAAAGAAATTACTTCTACCGTACTAATCCATGTATGTGCAACTGTAATAACTTCATCATCAATACCTACATCCAGTGCTAATAAAGCCATTTTTAATGCATTAGTACCATTTGATACAGAAACACAATATTTTGACCCGACAAATTCTTCTGCATTAGAACAAATTATAAAAGTATCTAAAGTAGCTACTTACCCTGCAGAATTTAATTTTTTTGTCTATTTATCTTAAAAAAATTGAAAAAAAATTAATCTATAAGTGTATATTAATTTATACGCTTATGAACGAGAACAAGAACTTGCACCAACTGCTGTTGCTTATAGATTAGAGAGTCCGAACATCCCGAGAGGATAATACAGCATGGTTTCACTCGTTCTCGAAAAGACAGAGGATTGTACCGTCTTTGGAGATGTATTCTGTAGAGGCCGTGACCAGTTTGTGGAATGTGATTTTGGTGCCATGGCTAATGGTTATGGTAATATGTGTTTATATCTTCATCTCTCAAACGGAAATGAAGACCAAGCCGTTATACTCAAGCAACAGCTTGCACCAAATGCTATTGAATTGTATAAATCAGAAAATCAACACTCATCTCCTCCATCGTATGGAGATCCAAACGTTCTAGGAGATGATTATGTTATAAAGGCATTCGTAGCCCTTAAGAACATATCTGTATACACATGGTCCTCCACATCAAATAGGTTCCACTGCTATTACACGGAACAAAGTTCCTCCGGCCCCATAGTATATCTTTGGAACAATTTTGTCCATTTCAAACTACTTATCCCAGTCAATCATGAAACTCGCCATCTGTTGAATTTGGCTCATATGCAACGTGAGCGGCACCAGCAGGAGCTGCAGGAGCAGGAGCAGGAGCAGGAACGTTTTGCTCGTCAGCTACAGGATGATGCGCGTATTGCTCAGGAGCTACAGCGGCAGGAGCAGGAGC